ATACAGTCGATGGCATTTTCAGTTTATCTGGAACTGCGGTTGATATGGGCCAAGTTGACTTCGGTGGCGCAGTTGTTCTTAAAGGGACTAACCCAAGTTTAACAATAGGCGATGGCGATGCTGAAGATACTAAACTTGTCTTTGATGGCAACGCACAAGACTTTTATGTAGGTCTTGACGATAGTGCTGATGATTTAGTTATAGGGTTAGGCTCTGCTGTAGGAACTACACCATCTTTATCAATAGATGAAAACCAACTCGCAACATTCCACGCAGGAGTAACTTTAGCAGGAACAACTCCAACCCTTACTATTGGGGATGCAGGAGAAGAAGATGCAAAAATAGTTTTTGATGGTAATGCACAAGATTTTTATGTTGGTTTAGATGACACAGTCGATGATCTTTTTATTGGTGTTGGATCAACAGTTGGTACAACTCCAGCCATTCAAATAAATGAAAACCAACAAGTAGGTATTTTTGGCGCTCCAAACGCATTATTGTCAGTAAATGGCGGCAACAATGACTATACACCTAGTAGTACAGGTACAGGGTTATTCCATGTAAGAGGGGGTGCTACCTCTTTATATACTGCATATATTGGTGTTGATGATAACGGAGTATCGATTGGACATACTGGTGGTAGTAGATATCTAAGATTTGATACTAATGAAACAGAGAGAATGAGGATTTCATCAGATGGAAAAGTAGGAATAGGAGTAACAAGTCCATTAACAGAGCTTCATGTTCAGGGTTCGGGCGGCTCAGGCACAATAAGGATGGATTCAGGTGATATACCTAGAAACAATTTTATAGCCTGTGTCAACCATGATGATTTAAGGGTTGCAGCAGACCATGATAATGAAGGAACTAGCTCAAAAATAACATTTTATGTAGATGGTTCAGAAGTTTTTCGTGCCAAGGCTGGTGGCGGTATAACCTTTAATGGGGATACAGCAGCAGCGAATACATTTGACGATTACGAAGAGGGTACTTGGACACCGACTATAGAAGGCTCAACTTCAGCAGGAACTTACACTTACGGAGTTCAACACGGAGAATATATTAAGGTTGGAAATATGGTTATGGCTAATTTTAGAATAGATCAAATTAATAGATCTTCAGCAGGTTCAGGTAATCTTGAAATACATGGGTTTCCGTTTACTTCTGCATCTTCAACTCTTCAATATTTTTGGGGAAATGTAGTATTAGAATATTTTGATACTGCTCCAAGTACAGTAGATTTATGTTTAGGTTTGCGTGATGGAGCCACTAATGCATTAATATGGGAAACAAGAGATGCTACAACAAATGGCATAGTATCAATAACAGATTTAAACAATGCATCCAATGGAGATATTTGGGGACAAGTAACATATATATCAACTTAAAATTATGTCTAGTGGATTCTAGGCAAGGAAAAAAATAAAATGGCTTTAACAAAAGAAATAATAGAAGATAAGATTGAAATAGTAGGTGAACACAAACACGTTCAAGTAAGAAGTGCTACGATTATTAAAGAAGATGGGGTTGAATTAAATCGCTCTTTTAATAGAAAAATTTTAGTTCCTTCTGTAAAGAATGATGGATCGTGGGAAGATACTGATATCTCAGGAGAATCTTCACAAGTTCAGGGTATCTGTAATGCTGTATGGACAAGCGATGTAAAAACAGCGTATCAAAATCATAAAGATTCTACAGAGCCTACCCCGCCTTCTGAATAAGTGAATGGCACTCATTCCAGTTACTCCACCCGCAGGCATAGTCAAGAACGGAACTGACTATGGCAACAAAGGTCGTTGGGTTGACGGGGATTTAGTTCGTTTTGAAAATGGCTACCTAAAACCTATAGGTGGTTGGGGAAAACTTAAAACAACAGCATTAGATGGCGCACCCATTGGGATGTACGCCTATTCAGATAATGCTGGTGAGCCTATTTTAGCAGTTGGTACAAGAGAAAAGGTTTATGTGTTATATGACAATACATGGACAGACATCACTCCCGTAGGCTTTGTCAATGATACAACCAATGATCCTCTAGGATTTGGTGCTTATACTTATGGCTCAGAAGATTATGGCGATGCTAGAAGTCAATCTGGATTACCTTTAGATACAGGTCATTTTTCATTCAGTAATTGGGGTGAAGATTTAATTTTCTGTTTTTCAGGCGATGGTAAGATTTATAAATGGTCGCCAAACTCAGGCGGTACTGCTGATACCATAGCAACCGCAGTAACTAATGCACCCGTAGGCAACCAAGCAACCATCGTTACTAATGAAAGACATTTAGTTGCGATTGGTTCAGCAAGTGATCCAAGAAAAGTAGCATGGTCAACCAGAGAAGATCGTAATACTTGGACATCAAAAGCAACTAACACCGCAGGTGATTTACAAATCCCTACAGGTGGCAGAGCTTTATACGCTGTTAAGTTTAGGTCTGACATTATCATTTTTAGTGATACAGGGATTAACAGAATGTTTTATTCTGGCTCACCTTTTGTTTATGGTATTGCCGATGCAGGTACAAACTGTAAAGCAGTAGGTAGAAGAGTGATTGTGCCTACAGGTAATTTCCTTGCATGGATGGGTGAAAATGCTTTCTATATCTATGATGGTACAGTTAGAGAAATACCTTGCGATGTGCATGATTATGTTTTTGATAATCTTAATGTACCAGGCAAAGGTGCTTGTTGGGGTGGACATAACTCTAACTTCAATGAGATATGGTGGGGATTCCCAAGCGGTGATACTCAATACGCACCAAATAAATATGTGATTTGGAACTATGCACAAAATGTATGGTCAATCGGTGAACTTGATAGAGGATGTTGGATCGACCAAGGTGTATTTAATTATCCTATCTCTGCTGATTCAAGCGGATTTGTTTACGAACACGAATCAACTTTACTTGGTAATTCACCCAATCTTAATGGTAGATCACCTTTTTGCACAACAGGGCCAATACAAATTGGTCAAGGTGATAGATA